AATTTTAAATTTTGTTTTTTTAACCTATTGTAGCATCATCAATAATATTTCTATCTAGTTCTTGTGCTGTTGTAACTGAACTAGAAACTACGAATGCCTGAACAGGTTGTTGTGATTGACCACCTATTGCATCTGCTAATTGATTTGTTCCACTTGCTCCTACTGTATTGAATGCAGGGGGTAATGGGGGTGTTGATGGTGCTGTAGGTAATGAACCTGTCTGCCTACTACCACCGCCTGTTGAATTAGGAACTTTTACACTTGCTATTTTTTTAACATTTGCCAAACCTACAACACCTGTGGCAATGGCTTGTGCAATAGCATAACCAGGTACAGGCACTTTAGAAAAAGCACTTAATTGTCCTGTAATAGCTGCATAAGTATTTACTAAAGATGATGCAATAGCAATAGCTTTTCCTGATTCTGTTTCTTGACCTATAACACTTGATATTCCTGTTAAAGCAGAAGCATACCCATTAAGTGCAGCTTTTTTTGCATCCTCCTCCGTTTTTGCAATTTTTATTTTTGCATCAGCTATTTGTTTTGCCCTTGTAACACTTGTTTGTTCTGATTGTTCTGTAAATTGGTCTAAAGCTATCTGTGCATCCACCTTAGCTTGTGTACCTGCATTTGCATTATCTACAATAGCTTGTAACCTTACAGCTTCCTGTTCTGCTTCTAGTACATCAACTTCTTTTAATGCTTCTAATCTAGCTAACTCATCTTCTATCTGTTCGGCATTAAATCTTTTTTGCTCTATTGATAGTAATGATTCACTTTCTAGTTTTGCATTTAATAACTCTAGTGCTTCTTTATCTAGTGCATTTTTATTTACCTGTTGTTCTGATCTAAAACCTGTAACAGTTGCAGCTACAGCTTGAACTTCTGCTTCTGCTTCTAAAACAGCAACATAATCTTCTGTCTTACCTGTTAAATCAAATTGTGCTTGTGCTGCAGCTTTGACTAATTTTGCATTTTTAGTCATTTCTTCCATTTGATTACTTAAAACAACGTTTAATTCATCATTGGCTTTTTGCCTATCTTCAATGCTTTTAGTTTCATCATCTCTAATTTGCCTTTGTATTTCTGCTTGCCTGTCATATTGTTCTAATAGTATTCTAGATTCAGCTGCAGCTATTTGTGCAGATTTCTTTAATGCTTGGTTTGTTTTAGCAGTTTCTAATGCAGCTTCTACACTTATTTCTTTCAAGCCATTAACAACTTGTGTTCCTATTTCAGAAGCCTCTGTAATTGCTTCGCTAAAATTATCAACAATATCCCCTGCTGCATCTGTAAATGCTGTAGCTACATCAACTATATTTGATTTTGTTTCTAATATTGAAGCGTTTAATTCTTTAATAGTTTCAGGGTCACCATCTCCAAAAAATGATTTTTCCCACATTAATTGTGCTTCTTGCATTGCTAATGAAATTGCGTAAAAAGACAATTTAAAAGGCGTTAATACAACTGTAAGAATACCACTCATTACTTTTCCTAAAGCATCAAAATTTTCTGTTGCTGATGATACACTTTTATAAACATCTACAAATACATTTACTACTTGATTAAATATAATTTGAGCAGTATTAAAGACAGTAGTTAAACCATCCATTACTTCCTGATTTTCTTGTATTGCAGAAGAAACAAATTCAAATGCTTTTTGAAGTAGAAATATAATACCTGTAGCTTTAGCTATGGTTTTAATTGAAGCGCCTACTTTCTTAATTCCTTTTGCACTTTTTTTAGTTTGCTTTTCAACTTTCTTTAAAGCATTAGCAGTTTTCTTATTAGCAGATTGTACTTCTTTTTCTAGCTTAGAATATTCTTTTTGAAATTCATCTAAGTTTTTAACTGCTTCTTTGTATTTTAACTCAAATTCAATTTCTATCTTTTTCGCCATTTAATTTCTTTTTTATTTGTTTAAAACCCTCTGAAAGCGTTTCTGCTAATTTATATTTACCCTGTGCAATTCTTATATTTTCAGTTTCCCCATTCACTACCTGCAGCAAATCAATTATATTTTTTATCATAATGTTGTAAATGTTATTGGTGTTGATGCTACTGATGTATTTAATAAAACATCATAAGCAACGATTGTTACCGAATATGTTGTTCCTGTAGTTAATCCTGTAATCGTATCTGAATAGGTTGTTTGTAATGGTTGTGCCATTGAACCACCTGCAGGACTTAAATTGAATGAGACAACGTAATAAGACATCGTAGTACCATCAGGTGAAACAGATGGACTCCAGTTAATAGTAACTGATGTTGTTCCTATGTTAGTAGCTGTAACAGTTGCTACTGTACTAGGTGGGTTACCTGTTGTTGTTAGAGGTGATTGAACATTATTTAATAATTCAAATTCTGTTTTCCCTGTCGTTAGGTTTGTTGTTAAAGAATTTATCTTATAGTTTTCTTGACCTAATTGTATCAAATCATTTAGCTGTAAATTATAATAAATCTTCATAGGTAGGTATGCAGTAACCTTTGTAATTCTTCTACTTACATCAAATACGTTTCTAATGTAAGTTCTGTATTTAGTGTAAAATAAAGTATCTGTAAAAGCTAAAGGATCTACTGCAGGCTGTCTAGCTTGGTACTCATTTATCTCATTACCAAAATGAATACTAACCTTGCTCGTACCAGAATCTAAAGCTAAAGTATTTGATGGTATAAAATAATCATCAATATCTGCGACACTAGTTGATTCTGTATCTCGTATTCTTATATTAGTTGTATTTACTTGTCTTATGCCATAAAATATTAAAGGGGAACCAAAATACGATTCTAGATTATCATCTACAAAATAGCCAAATTGAACAGCTGTAGCTGCACCGCCCTGAAGGTTATAAAGCCTTTCGTATTGCAAATGCTCAAAAGGTAATTCCACTTTATACGATCCTGTGGGTGCATCAAATATATCACCATTTAAGCTGTATGATAATGTTCCCCACCCCAAATTGTTTTCCTGTTCAAATTGTTTAGCTAATAACGTTCCTAAACCTTTGTAGGCAAATTGAATATTTTTAAAAGGCAAGGCAACATTTACAGTTGAATTTGTTGTATCTAAATATTTATCAATATTAATCGGAATTGCAGAACCTGCTGCATAATAACTATCTAAAGTTCTAACTACAATAGTTCCTGTTCCGTCTACATAAGCTGTTAAATTAAACATATTGAAAATACCTGAAAGAAAATCTATTATAGCCATCTTAGGCATCTGCTCATTTATATTAAATTCCGTAAATGCTGTTGTCGTAAAAGTTGCTGCATTCGAGTAAATCATTTGACCATCAGTACCAAAACCTGAAGGAGTGCCAAATGGTATATTTGACCAACTAACTGTCCATTGAATTCCACTTATAGGAAAAACCATAGTAGTTGAAGATGCAATTTGTACTGTGTATGTACTATCATTCCAAGGTACTATTATCAATTGTTGGTTTCCTGTTCCTGTAATTTCACCAACTATTTGTGATCCATCTCTAATAACCCTAACTGTGTATTCGCTTGTTGTATTTGGCGATGTTATATTTAAGGTTAAAAAAGATATTCTATAGGGTGACTGAGCAGTTAAAGCTAAAACACCATTTGAAACATTTGATGTTGATGGTTGGCAGTTATTAGTAGGTACACAAACAGTAGTTCCTAGTTCTGTTACTTGGGTAAAATTTTGCAAAAGTTGCGCAGGACTTTCTACTGCACCTTTTTTTCTATGAAGCCATAAATACAAATTATTAAATTCATCATTTGTTGCATCATTAAAAAAGTCATCTGAAAAGGTCAATGTTTGACCACCTACAAAAGTTTCTGCTTGAATAGCATCTATGATAGCTTTTAATTTTATAGCATATTTAAATTGATTCCATTCAACCCCATTTTGATTTATTGTTGTATGTGGAAATAAATTTCTTATTCCTAAATCAGGGTCAGGTGGGAAAACAATATGGCTTGAACTATCATAAATTAATCTATTTGTATGTGTAATTAAAGGCACTATAATATCTCCGCTACTTTGAGCAGATTGCATTGCAGTTGTAACGCCTGAAAAACCATAAATTAAATTATATTTTGGATCACCCCAAGCTTGCAGAGATGATAATTGACTGCTAGCTAAAATGTCTTTAAGGTTTACAGTATTACCAAAGAATGTAATATTGTATGTATGTGCTACATTGTTTTTTAACTTGACCCCATTTAGTTTTATTAACCCCTCTTTAAAAGGCAGGTCATTTAATTCTAAGGTTGCAGGTTGTTTATTTCTTGCATCGTATGCAGAAGTGGTATCCCCACCTGATACATCAAAATTATAATAGTGTTTGAATATCTTATTGTTAACTCTAGATGCAGGTATTGCAAATGTCTTTGTAAATTCAGTAAATATTTTACCGATATCTTTTACATTCTGCAAAGTTTGAGTAAGTGAAACAGTTTCATCTTTAAATAAATCTACTCTTTGACCTTCTATGTATAGTTGTAGCTTTTGCATCTATGTTATTCTATGTTACTTTATGTTATCTTATGTTATTTATGTAATCAAATGCTTCTTCAAAATTCATATTGTATTCAATCAGCCTGTCATTTACAGAAGTTTTAAAAGTCATTGATGAGCTTGTAACTTTCACAGGTATAACTTCTACTGTTTCAGTTCCTTTTTTTAGCCTTTCCATCCAAACATATTCAGATAATAACAACTGCTCAAAGAATTCATTTGCAAACTCAGGATAATACCCTGAACTTAAAACGTGTGATTGTTTTGCCTGTGTATTAAAAACTTTATTTGCTGCATCATTAATTGAATACGTAGCTGAATTATCTGTGGTAGGATATGTTATAGTATTAGATTTGTAGCCTTCATTTGTTCTACCTAATGATTTAACTCTTTTTAAAAAGAACCATAGTTCTTGCTGTGCACCAAATTTATTAATAAATATAATTTTTCTTCCTAAGCCATATTTAGTACAATCAATTCTTTTTATAGTTATAGGAGTTCCTGACCCTGTATTAACATTTGTAGAACTTGTAGAATATGTTACAGATGCGGCAGTTCCATTTGAAAGGGTATATGCTACAGACCCACTTTTTCCACTTGGTGCTAGTATTGTAAAAGTTGGTGGGGTTATGCTATTTGTAACATTGTCTTGAGCAACTAGAACTGTAGGGCTTGTTCTATCACCTATAAAAGATGGATTTGCACCTTCTTCAAAAGTTCCATACGATTCATAACCTTTATCTGTAAATGTTGTAGCTGTACCTACTACTGCACCTGTCCCGTTCAACCCTGCATAGTTAGTTAATACTGTAACAATATTAACAGATTGAGCTATAAAATCATATCTATATTCAATCTCTAAATAATCCCTAGCAAGTTCTGAGATCTCAAAATTTACTGTCGTAGAAGCTGCTACATTTTTAATTAATGTGTACCTTGTAGTTCCATCAACTGTTACTGTACAAACAGTAGAAAGCACCCCTGTCGCAGGGATGGGCTTATATTTAAATTGAGGACTTCGTAATGCTATATCTGCCATTGTATTTATTTTTCTGTAAAAATCATTTTAGATTCTATGTCTGCTAAAAATGCATTTGTCATTGCTAGTTCATATTTTTCAATTCCTTTTTCGAAAGGCTTAGAAAAGAAATAAGTTGGTGCCATACCTTGTGCAAAAATACTTTTCTGCAACCAAAATCCCATACTTCTATAGCCTCCTTTTTTAAATTGACCACCACCCTTTTGACCTTTCTTAACCCTGAATCTTACGTTTTTTCTTTTAGCCCAAGCAACCAACATATCTAATGGTGGCATTTTAGACTTGTAACTGAACTTGCTTAGTGGGGCTTTTTGAATACCTCGTCTGCCTGTTTTTTGACTATCTACCAAACTAGGGTTTGCACCCTTTACACCTTCATCAACAAAAGAACCATAATCTTCCATCCAAAATTCAACGATTGTAGCAGTATTATCTTCAACTATTTCAAAAGATATTGAATTGTACAAAGCTCCATCACCCTTACCTGATTTAGTTAGGTTTGATTTTGATTGCTGAACAACATATTTAGCATAATCATTTAATACTTTTTCAACTTCTACAAATTCCATTAGCAAATATCTGTATCGTTATAAATCATAATGCTAATATCAGCTGTCCAACCTGCAAGTTGATTTTCAAACCTATCATAAAAGGCTACTAAATTTGGAGTCCCTTGTAGTTGGTATTTATCAAAGTGAAGTTCACCCCTTCTTAATCTCATTATAAGGCGATTTAAGACTCCTAGCTGCGTGTTTAAAATATCTTGTAGGTTATTATTACCAACGAACCTATCTACTGTTATATCCTTGGATTGGTTCACAATGTCACAAGCTAATACACTAACATTAAAAGTTAGCATCTGCTCCTCATCTATAACGCTGTTTATTATGATATGACCTATTGGAAATATATCAAACTTGTAAAGGTTTATATCAGATATGTCCCCTGTGCTGACAGTATTTATTACGTCATCATTTAACAGTTCATCTTTTATTACCTGCGTGATCCTGTAATATGCTGTAGCTGCACTCATTATTTGAATTTGTTTTTAATTTGTTTTGATTCTAGTTCTGCTTTCTCTTTCATAAATTCTAAAGCATATAAGCATTTGTGTACATTTAATTTAGTGATATCTTCAATTCGTCTAACATCGTTTTGAGCGAGTGCAGAGAAGATGCTTTGATACCATCCATATTTTCTTGAAAAATTTGTTGCTCCATCAAGCTGTCCATTTGACTGCCCTCCAAATAATCCATCATAGCTTTCGACAAGTCTATCCCTAAATTGTACAAAAAAAAAATTGATCCAAAGACTACATCCATAGGAATTTCCTGCAAAATATCTTTTGATTCTACATCATATTCTTTGATAAGGTATTTATCACCTATTTTTTCTTTTATTGGTCTATACAAAACATTCATTGCAATTTGCATATTCTGCCAATCACCCATATAAGTATCTAAATCTACATATTCACCTAAAGAAATTTCATCTAAACTAGGAATTATCCCATATTCAATATTGCCTAATTTAAAAGTTCTTATAAGTTGTGGTTTAGCTTCAAACATTTTATTTAAAATTTGCACAACCTTGTCAGCATCAGCTAGTTTTAAAAGTCTAACGCTTTTTGCATCTAGGTTACAAAATATCTCTATCATTTTACATTGCAAGAAATACGAATCTTCATTGCTTTCTTGTATTTTTAGAAACTTTTTATATTGCTTTAATGATATCTCTGATAAATCACTTGGTATTGTTAGTTCAAATTTCATATCTATATAACGTATTTAATTGAGTTTTTTATTTAGCTAAAGTAATAAAAAAAAGGCAGCCATTTCTGACTACCCTTTAAACGATGTTGTGCCCCAAGCATTACAACACCATATTTTTTTAATACTATATCATACTTGCCTCAAAACAAGTTCCCGAACAATACCCTGCATCTGTTTCTAAAGGTTCACCACATTCTGAACATTCATATTCTTTTTGTTCGTGTGGATTTAAATAATCATCCCAAGCCATATGTTAAATATTAAAGATTAAACCTATTACTAATCTACCTATAAAATAACTTGGTGCTAAAATCAATACTAATGTCTGTAATTTTTTCATTTGTTCTGTTTTAATGATAAACAAATATAATACTATTTATTTAATAAACAATAAATTTAATAACTTTTTTTAATGAAGTGTATATTTACCAAAGTTAGGTTTGCTTAGAACTGAATATGTAGCATATCGTATAGCATCAATTAAATGGTTATTTTTATCAATAGGCTTATTAATCATTTTTCCACTTCTGTCTTCTTGCCATTTATAGTTTCTAAATTCCTGTATTGCATTATGGCTATCTTTTAAGATATGTATTTTAAAGCGTTTTAATAGATCTATTCCTGCATTTATACTATCAGCACCTTTTAAACTTGGTCGTACATTCCAACCCATCCTGCGCAGCTCTTCAATCAATCTAGGTTCAGCTGAATCAAAGTAAATTGTTTCCCTTTCTATTCCTACCTGCTTCCATTTCTTATGAATATCAATGGTTGTCATTTGGGTTTGGTATAAATGTTCCTGAATGTACAAATCATAATCTTTTCTATAAACACCTACCAAAGTTGTAGGATCATTTGTATATCCTGCATCTGCACCATAGCTAATAAATTCTGCATCATCAGGAATTTGATTTACTTCAAGGTAATTAAAAATAGTAGACCTGCTAACTCCTTTGATCCCTAATCCATAGATTTGCCAATACTGTTCATCAGTATCTTTTAGCCTTTCAATTTCTTCTTTAATGCTATGACTAAGAAAGCTGTTATCCAAATAAGTAGTAATATTAAAATCGGCATCTTTTCTTGGTATTACCTTGTCATAAATCCAATGGTATTCATCTGAAGGATTAAAGTCAAGAATTATTTTATCTTCTGTTCTAAATACTAACTGCTGCCAATCTTCATAATCTAACTCATTTGCTTCATTGATAAAAAGCAGGTGTCTTTTTCTACCTCTAACTTTTTGAGGTTGGTCTAATGAGATAAACTCAATTAGGTTTCCATTTAATTTGTATTCGTGATTTGATTTATTATGGTTGTCTTCAAAATAAGACTTGTGTAATTTAAGTATATCAAAAAAATCCCTCATTACAGAAGCACGAACTGATGGGAATGTTTTCCTACATATTGTAATTGTCTTACCCCTGTTCTTTAGGCAGTAGTGAAAGATAATGTATAGCAGTATGTTGTAGGTCTTTCCTGACCTAGTTCCACCTTGTTCTATAGATATCTTTTTATCTGTTCTTAAAAGGTGCTTAAAAACACTATTTGTCTTTATTTTCAATTATCTCTATTTCAAAATGTGTAGGCATTCCATCTGCCCCTGTTATCTCCTGTCTTTCAACATAACCCCTTTTCTTACCTTTTGTCTTTAGATAGAATATTGTAGCTGCAGTTGAATCTGCTGCTATCTGTTTATGTAATTGGCTTTCTGCAAAATCTAAAGCTACGTTTTCTATTTCTTGTACTGCCATTGCAAACATCTCATCTTCATTTAGCCATTTGTAATATGTGCTTCTAGGTATGTCTGCTTTCTTGCAAGCTACTGTAACAACTCCTAGACTTTGTTCTAGTGCTGCTAATAGTGATTCCTTTTTTATGTGTCTACTTTCGTTCATACTATATTCCTTTAAATGCTTTTAATGGGTAGAAGATTAAACTGTTTCTATATCCATCTTCTGCTGATTTTATTATTGGGGTAACTCCGTGAATGTTTTTCCAAGCAGGGTAAACTAACATAGAATTATCAGCCTGTTCAAATGTAACATTATAGTCAGGAACATTTAAAGAACCGCCATCCGAGTTGTTTCTTTTGGTTAGTATTACATTTACAGCACCAACTACATTTCCTGTGTCCCTGTGATATGCTGCTGCTATATTAAAATTTGATATACTGCTCGTAAACATATTTCCAAATCTCCACTTCTTATCTATGTCTTTAAACAGTTCTAACTGAGTTTCATAAATTTTAGGTGTAAGTTGTTTGATTATCTTTTCTGATTCAACAGAAGCCGCCCACATAGCCTTGATGAATGTATTTGCTTTCTTTACCCTATGCACAGATGATGTGTTTGGATATGGTCTGCGCATTACTGCATTTGGGGCAATACTCCCTAAAATTGTACTGTATTGGGTTACTCTTTCATTTCCTTCTAATTTTCTTTTATTTACATCAGCATTTGTTCCACGTGGACCCCTCATCATTTCTTGCTTTGGTACATTATCACCTCTAAATTCTTTGTTTGATATTGATATTAACTGACTTAGTTTTGTGCTATATTTTGAAACATCTTTAATATAGAAACCTATAATATCCCCATCAACTTCTAGAAAACAATCTTCGGTAATGTTCGGTTTATAGTAAGGGCATTCTTTACCTATCTTAACATCGTGTTCAACTTTTTGGAGTTTTATGGTTTTCATCTTTTCATTAATTCTTTATAATTTATCTCTAGTTGGTTCGGTCTCCTGCTGTGTGGTTTGACGATTCCGTAATGTTTTTTTAATATGTATTCATTACATTTTGTTTCTCTATCTGATGTTCTATAATCATTT